AAATAATAATCGTACTCTGTGTCTGTTAATGATACCATAATATTCTGTTTTAATTATTTCCGTTGTTCAAAGATAGTTCTTTATTTGTTATAAACAAAATATTTTATAACTTATTTTAATGAATCTTGTATGTACCAAAGTTTGGCTTAGACAGGATTGAATATGTAGCATATCTACAAGGGTCGATAATATGATTAAATTTATCTTCTGGTTGATTGATTAGTATTCCTGTCTTGTCTTCTCGCCATTTATAATTCCTAAATTCCATTATTGCATTAGTCGAATCTTTTAGTATGTGAATTTTATACCTCTTCAATAAATCAATACCTGCATTTACAGAATCTTTACCTTTTAAACTTGGAAATATATTATGACCCATTCTACGCAATTCACTTATAAGTCGAGGTTCTGCACTATCAGCGTATATTGGATTTGCTCTTAGGTTTTCTTTAAGTAAAAATTTATGTATATCTGTTGTTGTCATCTGTGTCTGATACAGGTGTTCTTTAATATATAAATTATGCTCCATCGTATAGACTGAAACCAAAGTTGTAGGGTCATTCGTGTACCCAAAGTCCATTCCGTATGCTACTAATGTTGCTTCATCAGGAATATGTGAAACCTCTGCATATCTAAACACTGTACTCCTACTAGCTGCACGCTCTCCTAGTCCGTATATTTGCCAATACTGTTCGTCTGTGTCTCTTAAAAGCTCAATCTCTTTTATAATTGATTCACCTACAAAGGGATTGTCAAGGTATGTAGTCTTAAAAAAACTACAATCGTCTCTTGGAAGTACCTTATCGTATATCCAATGGTATTCATCCGATGGGTTAAAATCAAGTATTATTTTCTCTTGTGTTCTAAAAACTAATTGTTGCCAATCTTCAAAATATAATTCGTTGCCCTCGTTAATAAATAACAAATCCCTTTTACGTCCCCTAATCTTTTGAGGTTGGTCTAATGAAATAAATTCAACTAGGTTTCCAAACAGATAATATTCAGAATTTGACTTGTTATGAAACTTCTCGCTATAACAATTATGTTCTTGAAGTATTGTCATAAAGTCTCTTAAAACAGTTGCACGTAAACTTGGAAAAGCCTTACGTGTAATTGTAATAACCTTATCATTATTTCTTGTACAGTATTCAAATATTATCCATAACAATATGTTATAGGTTTTACCTGACCTTGTACCGCCTTGTTCAACAATAATTTTAGAATCAGTATCTAAAAGATGTCTATAAACAATATTAGTTTTTAGCTTTAATTGAGTCAATTATTTCTATTTGAAAATTAGTTGGCATACCCTCTGCTCCTGTAATCTCTTGACGTTCTACATAACCTCTATTTTTTCCCTTTGTCTTTAAGTAGAAAATAGTTGCACTTGTGTTACCTCCTTGTATTTGTTTATGAAGTTGGCTCTCTGCAAAGTCTAAAGCTATATTTGACACGTCATCTACTTTTTCTTTAAATAAGGCATCCTCCTTGCAATATTTATAGAATGTCTCCCTACTACATTCAACATTCTTACAAGCCGTTGTAACGACCCCTAAAGACTTCTCTAAGGCAATTAGTATATTCTCTTTTAATATGTCAGATTTTGTCATTGTATTTCTTTTTTAATAATAATTGATTCTTTGTTTCCCAAGACTTACTATATTCTTTGTCAGCAAATAACTTTGAGAATCCTGTAATGTGTTTTAGCTTTACAAGCTCTTCTACGGACATCCCTAATTCGTTACAAATATCAGCATCTAGCCAACCATTTTCTAGCATATTAAATACCATAGAAGACATCCCTGTAACACTATGCATACCTCTTGCTCTATTATGTCTAACCGTACTTGCCATTCTATCGTTTATATTCTTGTTTAAAACAACTATCGGTAACCTACCTTTGTTTCTATCTAGAATATCTTTGTTGCTTTTACAAGTAAAATACCTGTGGAATCCATCTATGATAATATACTTTTTAAGTTTTTCATCATAAATTGTAACTATCGGTTGAGTATATCCATCGTGTAAAATAGAAGTATAAAGTAAACCCATTTCTTTTTTAGCAACACTATTTGGATTGTAGTCATTAGGTGAAACATTATCTATGTCAACCCATTTAACTAGATTAACAGGTTGTTCCTTTAATGGGGAATGTTCGTGTATAAATTCCTTTACCTCTTCAAAGAATATTATCTGTTCCTCTTCAGTTAAATTATTATCTTTAATGTGTTTTTTAATTGCTTCTATCATATTAAACCTTTTACGTATTTGTCATATTTTCTATTTATGTCTCTGTTGCTGTCATCTATTTTTCCGTTTACATACTTTTTTACAGTATTAAAATGTGGCGATGTTATAAAGTTTTTAAGTTTAGTAAAATCCCAATCACTAGATAAAATTGTATTGATAACAGTTCTATAAACATCTGATTTAATGAAGTCATTAATTATGTACTTGTCTAGACTTTTAATTTGCTTTAAAAGTTTTACCTTGTAAATATCTTCTTTAATTAAATTATCAGATAAATGCATTGCATACTCTTGCCAATCTTTAAACATATAAGGCAATTCCTTTGGACACTTAAAAGCATCTCCTTTAAGGTGTTTTATAGAATTACTACCTGCAACTCTTGAGGCAATCTTATTCCAAGTTTCAGGCTCAATTTCTTGAACTAACAAAAGATTTTGTATTGATGTTTCGTGGTGTAAATTAGATATTCGCATATCATTTAAGGTTACTCCGTGCTTATACATTTCGTCATAGATTTTACAATACTCAATATTATTATCGTGTATGTATTTCCATATATCTTTTATTTCCCAATCATAAATTGGATAGAATGTATAATGCCCTAATTTTTCATTTAACTTTTTTCCGTAACTTATGTCTTTATATGTTAATGCAGACGTCAAAGACATTAATCTTTTAGGTGCTTCTTGCGTTCTTACTCCTGCTAAATAACAAGTTTTTTTGTCTTTAAAATCAACCTTTAAAATAGCTGCAAATAAATCGTGAAACCTTTCAGTTTTATAATTATTTTCTTTTATACTTATTGGGTCTTTCGGGTGCAACCATTTTTCCTTATGTTTTTCATCCCAACAATATGAATAACGATGTTCTGTTGATGCGTTGTTTGTTATTACAATGGGCATCTGATACCATAAAGGTTCAACACGTTTGTCGTACATTATCTTCTTAACATAATCTATTGTACCCTGCCATTCTGCTTCTTGGTCTATAAAGCAAACCTTTAAGGGCAATCTATTTAATCTTTCTGCAACCTCTAATGCAACGTGTAATGTTACGGTGCTATCTTTACCACCTGAAAAGCCAACTATAACCTCTTCAAATTCATTAAATAAATATTCAACTCGTTCGATAGCTTTGTCATATACATTAATATTGCTATAATATTTCATATTGTAGTTTTGTAATATTGTTTTTATATATTTTTACTACGTTAGCACCAAGTCTCTTATGAGTGTTTAGAGACATTTTAGTAACGTTTGCGTGTACTTTGTTGATTTTAGGTCTATTAGCCTTTATCCAATTTAATCTTGCCTTAGTCATTATATTTAGAAGTCCCTTTTTTCTGTGTTCTTTAGATACGTATGAACACTTCATTGTTGCAGATTTATCGCTTAGCTTTAATCCAAAAAAAGCAATAGGTGTATTATCTTTAAAGACTATAAAAAAAAATATTTTTCCTGAAAACAATAAACCATCTTTTTTAGATAAATCAACTAAATTTTTGCATACAGAATCTATATTATAAGTTGTTTTTATTTCAATCATAATTTAATTCTGTTTATAATTCTAGTAATATCTAGTGAGTTCCCCATAGTCCAATACTTGTAGCCGTTTAGGTAAAGATAAATGTACTCTTTTTTAAAAAACCTTTCTTTAACTCCATTTTCTCTAATGTAAATTACTGTCTTAATAAAAGAATCTTTACTGTACCAATCTTTTTTAGCTGACCATTCGTGAGGTATAGTGGGCATTGATTTTGCAAATGTAAATTTGGTTTTCCATAGCATCATTTTAACCTCTGCCGTTGTCAATCTTTCAAGCATTATTTAGATTCAACATTAAACTCGTGGAAACATTTAGGGCATAAGCATTCTATAAAGTCTCTTGAAGTTTCGTGTGTTCTGTTATCTATTTCTTGTTTTTTCTTTTCGTAGTCTTCTGATGTCATTTCTTTATTGTCAGAAGTTGGATTGTATTCAGGTTTAAACTCCTCATCTAATGATGGATTCCAAACATCCATACCCCAATCCTGTAATTGTTTAGTGTCCCAAGAATTAGCAAGTATATCCCAATCCCAATCTCCAAACCCTACATTATCTTTAAT